ATGTTGTACTATGTCTTTTAAATAATCTTGCATGGTTTCTCCTGTGTTGTATGATTGTAACAGATGTATTTAGGTCTGTCAAGGTGTTTGATTAATTTCTCTACGTTTTATTTCGCCCAAAACTTGATGGGATTTAATGGTATGCAGGGTTCCGGGCTTTTTAATTTCTAACCAACTTATATTTGGTTCGTAATCAAATTCTCCAGATATTTCATAACCTAAACTTTCGCAAATGGGAATTAATAGACTTTTTGGCATATATGTTTGTGCAAAGCTCTCGGCCATGCCGGCACCGGCAGGAGTATCGCCATCATTGTAACTAAACAAAAATATGCCGCCGGGACGTAAAATATCTTTTAGTTGTTTTAATACTTGTGTTATAGTGTCCAAACTAACATAGTTAAAATGTCCCCAACTGAATACAAATGCAAATTGATTCTTTGGTAATGCATCAAAATTATGATCTTTTAAAGAATATTTGCGGAGTCTGTTTTTATACACGTCCGGAAATTTATTATTAGTACTTTCTAAAAACTCAGGAAACTGATCCATAATATACAGTGGATCGGCAGCAACTAAAAACTGTGTCCATTCGCCATCCCTGCACCCTATTTCCAATGCAGGATACCGCCAATTTGTGTGTAATAAAATACGTTGCTTTACATCTTGTTCTATATCTTCTCGCAGATATATTTTTCGATTATTTCGTACATTATCAACTCCACCAGTACGTTCTTCTAATTCATAACTATCAGCAAATAATTTATGTGCCAAGTCTGTTATTTGCTTATTTAAATCGCTTATTAATAGTTTAGTATTTGATGTAGAATCCGCAATTTGATTACTTAAATCAATATAGTGTTGTTCCAACGCATCTATGAATGCTCTATTCTCGTCGCTAATCACCGGAACCTGCACTTTAATATTAGCAATACGGTTACTTAGAGTTTGTAGGGTCACTACCTCATGAGACACATCCAAACTTTGAGTTAGCGCATGTTTGAGCGATACTAGATCATATAGCGCCACAGTTACTCCCAGCTAAACAAACTGTCAAATGTACTACTAATGTCTGTATTGGCTTCAATCTCCCAGCCCAATACACCCAACAAGTTTTCTACCTTTTGATCTACAATAGTACTTTCCATAAGTCCATTGTCAAATGGTAAGTCCTTGAACCACTGCGGGATGTGTAATACATCTGTGGGATACCCAACTGATGTATAGCCCAAAGGATTATCTTTAAGTTTACACACAATAGTTTTCATACCATCTACAATACCCGCACTATAGTTGTCATTATGCATACGTTTTAGATTGTTCCAGTTCATTGCTGCTCTAACGTGTCCGGGCATGTTGGCTTTGCCTAATCGTTTTTCTTCTGCGGTATACTTGGTCAAGTTGTTTACACGTTTGGGTGTACCTTTTTCCCAAGCCGGGCGATCCTTAAAGGCAATCTTAAACTCTTTTACTTTTTCAATAATATCTTCTCTGGCAGCACCTGTTAGTACATCCAACAAGATCTCACTTAAAAAGTCTTGCACAACTTTGGGTGTATCACTACGCTTCAAGTCCAAGCCCATGGCTTTTAGTTTACCCGGCTTGTCGTGTGTATCCAAACGTTTGCCTTCAAGATCATAAATCAATACCGCATAGCGTTTCTTTTTAATAAACAGTCCCTGACTGGCCACTAGTTCACGCCCACCTTTAATGATCTCACCCATCTCACGTGGGCAATGGAATGCACGTTCCATAAATGAGGGGAAACTTTCATTTACACTATCAGCAATACTGTCATAGAGTTGTACACAGATGTCTTTGTTCCATTCCATTGTGCCAGCTTCAACTTCTTTTTTAATTGCAGGCCAAGCACTAAAGTAAACTGAATCGGTGTCACCATATATAATTGCATCACCAGTATGATCATACTTGCCTGTGATACATTCATTTGTGTGACTGTCCATATGATGTGCAATAGCACGACCTGTTAGTGTTGTTGACTGCCCGATACGTTTATCAAAGAATCTACAGAACTCATTAAGAATAGCACCATACAAACTGTTTAAGTTAATTTTCTTAACTAGTTGACGTTTATCCCAAAATGCTTTATCCTCTTCTGTTGTGGCTTCTTTCTTTTTGGCCTGCATTTCTTTACGTTCTTTATACCAACGTGCCAGTAATCCAGGTATAATGCCTTCACGGTCATATCTAAATATTGTACCATTGGCACTTAGTACCCAAGGTTGGTTACTACCGAATATAATATCCCATACTTCTTTGGCACTATGTACCGTGTTGTCTCCACTTTCTTCCCAGTCAATAGTTATCTCAGTACCTGACTCACCGTTCATAACTGCGGTGTATTCTAAACTGCCAAACAAACCCTCCCACGCATCTGTTTGGTTGTTGTTATTGACTTTTAACTTCTCACTGATATAGTGATCAGTCATTATAGGTCTTAACTGTCCAACAATGGTTTCCGGTCCCATGTTGAGCGCTCTAATAGCACTGGGGTAGAGCGAGTTGATGTCGATCGCTCCAATGTCTCGGTGCATACCTTTTTTGGGATTAGCAACATAGGCACCTGCGGCTTGCGTATTTCCTTTTTCATCACGACCCTTTCTGTTTGGAACTATCATACCACGCAGGTGTGCTTCATTGATAATGGCTTGTTCTGTTACAGCAACTGCACCCATTGTAGTTGCTAACAATACCGTATTATCATGAGCCAGTTCACTTGCGAGATCTAAGAAGCGTAATTTCTTATCAAACTTTGCAATCAGCATGGTATCTTGTCTGTTATAGGTAATGAATGTTGGGAAGTCTTTGTTATACAACTGATCCAACGTACCTTCATATGGAGTCTTACTTTCGCCTAGTTCATATTCAGCGATTGCATCCAAACTATAACTATGTCGTTCCTCGTAGGTGTACTTTCTGTACAGTTGCATATAGTCCATATGCACACGACCTACTAGGTCAAATGTTGTTTGTGTTGCACCAAAGCGTTCAAACTCACGCTCCTTGGGCATTTGGTTCCACAAGCAGAGTCTACGCAAATCATCTCTGCTCAATACTTTTACAATACGTCCCACGGTATAGGGTACGTCAAATCCCTCACTGTTCCACCCACTGACAATGTCTGCATCCTGTATTAAGTCAAGGAATGTTTCAATCATATCCTCTTCACGCTCAAACATATAACAGTTTTCAAACTGGTCACAGACTTCCTGTGCACGTTCCCAACTGTATGTCTTTGGTGGCAATACTAATGTCACAAGTTTATCCATCCAGTCCAAGTAGACTGAGAAGGCAGTGATTTTATTAAAGGGATCTGTTGTAGGCGCATAGCCCTTTTGTGGATCAAAGTCCACCTCAATGTCAAAAAATGCAGTCTGTAATTTGGGAGAATCCGCACCCAAGTAATTTGTTTCAAGACAACGGAATATGGGATTCATATCACTTTCCCATAGTTTTTTATTGCCTAATGTTTTTAATTCTTTGTGATACTCTTTACTGTTCCTAGTATGGAATCTACTAACCGGAGTATCAAATATTGTGCGGTGTTTGCCTTTGGGATCGTCGTAGTAAAAAATATACTCTGCAGGATATTCTTTATAGACTCTCTCACCGTTTACACGTTCTACAACGTGAATAGTATCTTTACCGCGATCAAAGATCGCATCAACGTAACTCATATCTTTTCCTTATGTAATTTCGAGCTTACACTTACTCTACATGTTGGTATAGCCAACGACTCTAACTAATACTTATCATCCGTATAAGACCAATACTATCAATTGTTATCAAAAAGACTGCATTGGCCATTAAACCAAAACTACCACGAGTATAACAACTCCACGCACTGGCACAACACCCACTGATAAAAATACAGTACAGTGGTATGATTGGAATATTGGGTGCGGTTACCGCAAACATTATAGCACTAATCACACTACAAAGCCAAGCAAATGCTTCGGCACAGAATCTCAAAGGATTACTATTCCAATCCCGCTTAATGTACTCAATACTATTTGATATCATATGCTTAGATTACGCCAATATTGTTGACTGTGCTCGCACCAAATATCTAGTAGATTGCGTTGATCATTGCCATTACTTTGCAGTAAATGTTCAATGGCAAATTCTATGCTCTCATCAGTTGTGCAGATTGCACCGGTATTTTTTAAATATTTGGTCCACTCATATTGACTGTCAACTACCACAGGCATAAACTGTAAACATTCTAACACAACCAAGCCCGGACATTCATTCTTACTGGGCAAATAAGCAACACTACATTCGCTCATTAGTTTATACATCGCATCACGTTCATCTAGTCCAAAACTAAACACGTCGGCACCTGCAAATACTTCAGCATCAGGATCATGTGTAATAACTGTGGGTTTTACCTTTAATTTACGTGCCATGTCCATAAATTCTTTTGCCCCTTTACGTTCAGTTGCATCGCCAATATATAACAAATCACGTGTGCGAAATTGTTTTGGATCTGCGACTGCCGCAAATGGTGCAGGAGTGTAGACTGGACGTTTTGGACTAACGTTATCACTGTGTACAGATAACCCAATACGCCAATTTGTTGTATTAACTATATTAGTTTGTGCATCTAAGTATTCGTCACTGATGTAACTATATCTACTGTTCGAAGTCAATACATCAGTTTCGTGTTGAACAAATACCCCGTCTTTAAATTCAGTCACTGCCGCCATATAGCTGTGCAAATCATGTGATACAATTAAATCAGGATCCTGACTTAATTTAGCCAATGCATACTTTATATAATCACAAATTTTTTGATCTATTTGCAACCATACATGCCCATCTTTAATATTGGGTACGTATGTTGAATTATCATTATAGTATAGTATTTGATCCGCATTAATTTTCTGTGTGGGCTTGGCATCAGTGACAAAAATAGTTTTATACCCCATACTTTTTTGCAAATCCAAGACTGCATTGATATAACGTACAATGCCATTGGGACGTACAAGAATACTACTACAGGTATGAACGATAGTCTTCAAAGTGTTTTACCGACTGTTTCCAAAATTGTGTTTAATTCATCATGATCACGATTAGTTTCGCCTAAACGTGCTTTGTGTGCAATTTTAATTGCTTTCTTTAGTGTAGCAGGTTTAATTTCTAATTCTTCACCAATGGCTTTAATGGTTTCATTAAGTCCAGTATTCAAGTCCTCTACTTCTCGTAGT